GAACAAGTTTATGAAAGATATTCAACCAGGAAATGGTAAGAATTACGAAGCGATGCGGGCAGATGAAATGCCTTCTGAATTAAATCCACAAGAAGTATTTACGATTCTTGCTGAAAAAGTAAAATCAAAATACGGCTTCTCAAGAGCAGTAGATAAAGATAAATGGAATCCAGGTGATGTGTGGATATTTTCTGCACAAGGCAAAACAAAGATTAAACCATTGTTGCAGAAGGCAAGACAAATGGCAAATGCACCAACACCATATCAAGCGGGTGCAGTAGGTGATTTAAACAGTACAGTATATGCACTCTATAAATCAAAAGACTTGTATCCAGTTTCATTGAAGGCACCAAGTGGTGAAGTTCATATCTCAGAAGAAAATGCTGTTGGTTCTACCATCACTAAGACTGCAAGATTTGTTAAAGTTGAATTTGGTTCAACCAATCTTGATGTGAAGATTCATTTTGCAGTTGACTTATATGATGAGAAAGCAAAAAAGATTGTAGAGAAAAATTATCTACAAGGTCGTATTAAGAGTAAAACTGATACTGGTGGTTTTCGTTTAGAAATTGAAGCTCCAGGTGCTGGTGCTAGATTCGGTTCTATTGGTACAGAAAACTATCAATGGATTATTGCTAATACAGATGATTCTGGTATTAAAAAATTAAAAAAAATTAGAGAAGGATTTGAAGATTTAGTGGAAGTTTTTCCTGATACAAATGCTGGAGATAAAAAATGGTTGGGTGCAAGTAACTATCAATCAGAATTTAAAAAGAATCCTAAGATAATAAAAGAATTATCTCCTTATTTGGATAATATGTATAAACTATTGAATGGTTCAGGTTCATTTGAAAAGACTGATGGTAAAAGTATTTTGAATAAAACTATTGCTGCTGAGATTGGTGTTGCTATTCAATTTATAACAAATAAACTAACAAGGGATGTAACTGTAGAAAATCTGTATGACTTAGCTGCATCACAGAAATTTTCTGCCGGTGTTCGTGCTGATCAACTTGCTAAAAGAAAAAACATATACGGTAAAGAAGCACAAGCATTAGGTGTCAAAGAAGCGCAGTATGTATTTGATTCTTGTTTCTATTTAAAAATATACTAAAATGAACTTCACACAATTTTTAATCGAATCAAATTTGCACATTGAAGATATAATTATAATAAATACATGAATGGATTGATAATTCCTTTAGTATTGGGGGTGGCATTGATTTTATGGGCATGAATTGCAGTTGCCACCACTGGCATGAAAAGGTAAAGAATTGTTGAGTAAATTGTTTCAACAATGTTGTACCGTTGTAAAATAAGTTATTTTATAGGAGGTACTGTTATGGCAACTGTTTTATCAGCATCAAGTATGGTTGGTTATAATAAGTCTGAGTGGTATGATTCTAGTTGGTATAAATTTGGAATGGCTCTAATGTTATTAGTTGCTATTTTCTGGATTTGGTTCCAACGAACATATGCATATTCACATGGTATGGATTCTATGGAACCCGAGTTTGAACGGGTCTGGATGGGTCTGTGGCGTGCGCACATGATAATCATGCCGTTGTTTGCACTTATTACCTGGGGTTGGATTCTCAAGACCAGGGATACCAAGGCGCAATTAGATAACCTTGATCCCAAACTAGAAATAAAGAGATATTTTTATTTCATGATGTGGTTGGGTGTATATCTATTTGGTGTATATTGGGGCGGTAGTTTCTTTACTGAACAAGATGCATCATGGCATCAAGTGATTATACGAGATACATCATTTACGCCATCTCATGTCGTAGTATTTTATGGCTCTTTCCCAATGTACATTGTTTGCGGGATAGCAGCATATCTATATGCTACAACGAGATTACCATTGTTTAGTAGAGGCACTTCATTCCCGTTGGTTATGGGAATTGCTGGTCCATTAATGATTCTACCAAATGTGGGCTTAAATGAGTGGGGTCATGCCTTCTGGTTTATGGAAGAATTGTTCTCTGCGCCTCTGCATTGGGGGTTTGTAATTCTGGGTTGGTCAGGTCTATTCTCCGGTGGCATTGCTGCTCAGATTATTACTCGATACTCAAATCTTGTTGATGTGATTTGGAATGGTCAAAGTAAAGTAATTCTAAACAACCGTATCGTTTACACGAAATAATGATATGAATGTCCCACAAAATGGGATTTGAAACCCTCTCACTCCTCTACATCAAAAATGCACGAGTGAGTTTTTATTATGGAATATGTATGAAAAACAGATTTGTTGCAACCTACTTAGAAATGGCAGATTTTCTAAAAAATACGAGATAAAAATAATATATGTATAATTTCAAAAACTTTACTATGGAGGGATCCCGAGATGTAATTTTAGCTGAAGAAAAAAGCGGCAAAAATTTACATCTTGAGTAATGAACACCTTGAAGATGAAATTCTAAATCGTGGCGTTGCTGGCGCCAGAGATGCAATTAATTTTCTACAAGCATTGAGAGATATGCTTGCTGGTCACTCATCGTTAAAAGTAAACACCACAACCAAATGGGATGGTTGTGTTCACGAAGACACCATTATACTGACTAATAATGGAGATATGACCATTAGAGAAATAGTGGAAAGAGAAGAGCTTTGGGGTGAACTTGAAATAATGGGCAAAAATCTAAAATCACCCCTTGAATACGATGGCTTGAATTTACTATTGGCAGGAAATTCGTCCAATGGAGATAAGTCTTGGGTTGAACTTCAACTAGAGGACGGGTCTTCTATCAAGCTTACAGAAGATCATGAGGTACACACCACAAATCGTGGGTGGGTGAAGGCAATAGAAATGAATGAAGGTGATGATATAAGTGAACTGTGATGGCATCCGTCTGACTTTTCTTTTTTTATAAATAGATAAAAGGAGAAATAAAATGAAATATGAAAAATTTACAGACGAACTAAAAGAATTCATAACAAAAACATATCTAGACACTTATAGTACAACAAAGGTTCAAGAGGGTGTGAAGTTGCATTTTGACCCATTGATGGGCCGATCCCCAATAGTAGATTATCTAAAATCTGTTAATTTATATGAAGGATTGAATGGTTCAAATTATCTAAAAAAGAAAGTGGAACTTCAGGTAAAACTACTACAAGAAAGGTATGGAGTTTCAAATTGGGGGCAGATGTCGGATGCTGGATGGAAAATACAAAATAAAATTCCATACAAAAAAATAAAAATGATTGATGAAATCGTGGAATATAAGAAACAAGTAGAAAAGTTAACCTATAAGACGATAAAAAAAATGAAAAAGTTGGGCAATATACCGACACATTGCGAATACACTAATGTATTATTTGCTGACAGTGAAGGAACACCTAACCCAAATGATCCAAGAAAGCGTACTGCTGACCATGTTGTTCCAGTTTCTCATTGTTTTTTGTTGGGATGGTCGGCAGACAAAGCAGCGTCAGAAGATAATATCAAATATATACTAAGATTAGTGAACACAGTGAAGGGAAATTCCGATTATACAAGTTTTGCACCACTCATACCGGTACTAAAAAGGGCATTTGATGAAGATTGCTAAAGTTATTAAATTAGAAGAAAAATATACTCAGTACGATATTTCAACTGCATTTGAGAATTTCTATGTAAAAACAAATACTGGATACATTCTGGTACACAACAGTCCTGCAATTTTTTGTGGCATCAATCCAGACAATGGTAAATTCTTTGTTGGCACTAAAGGTGTCTTTAATGCAAATGCAAAGTTGAATTACACCGATGATGATATTGATACGAATCATCCAGGTGAAGGTCTTAATGCAAAACTTAAAGTTGCACTTCGTTATTTACCAAAACTTGGCATCAAAGGTGTGTTACAGGGTGATATGATGTTTGCAAAAGGTGATATCACAGAGAAGACGCTTGATGGTGAAGAATATATTACATTTCAACCAAACACACTAATCTATGCTGTACCATCTGGTTCTAAACTTGCAAAAACAATGCAGGCTGCACAGCTAGGTGTTGTGTTTCATACTTCATACACAGGCAAAACATTTGCTGATATGAAAGCCTCATTTAACATTGATATTAGAAATCTTACACCAACTAAAGATGTTTGGTTCCGTGATGCGTATTTCACTGATGCCTCTGGTACTGCATCATTCACAGAAGAAGAAACGAAAACAATTAATGCGATTCTATCTACTGTTGGTTCCACATTCAAACAAACAAATGCATTATCTATCAATAGAATTTCTTCAAGTGATACTGTTAGAGAATACATTAAGACTTTCAACAACACCAAAGTTAGAGAAGGTCAAAAGATTACAAATACAACTACTCATGTGAGAGAATTACTTAAATGGGTTGAAGATAGATTGAATAAAGATATTGTCTCTGCAAAGATGGAAAAAACAAAAAGAGATAAGACCATGATTAAGAATGAAATCATGCGAACTCTTCGTGGTAGTTCAAATGATTTAGTTAAGATATTTGATATGCAAAACGGCATGGTTGATGCCAAAAATATGATTATTCAAAAGTTGCAACAGATGAAACAAGTTACTAGTACATTCGTACAAACAGAGGATGGTTTCAAAGTAACTAATCCTGAAGGATTTGTAGCAGTTTCTAAAACGACAGGAGGAGCTGTAAAGTT